TTGTGCCTATTGCCTTTGATGATGAGGGCAAGCCTTCGGACATTATGTTCTTTACCCGTAAGAAGGTAGGAGAGAACAGCTGGTTCACGAGAGTAGAACGACACTATTTTGACAATAACCACAATCTTGTTATTGAGAATCGGTGCTATCGTTCCAGTTCGGAAAGCATGATAGGATCGCCCGGGAATCTTGCGGACATAGACGAGTGGGCAAACATTGAACCAGGACCCATTGTCTTTCCCGGAATGACAAAGAACGATTACGGATACTTCCGGGTGCCGCTTAAGAACAGGGTAGACGGCTCTCCGTGTGGAGTGTCAATCTATTCTGCTGCCGTATCGGCAATTAGAAAGGCGGATATCCAGTACGGCCGTCTTGATTGGGAGTACAGCTCCGGAGAAAGAGCCGTCCATGTAGATGAGCGGGCACTTCGCCACAAGGACGGAAGAGTAAAGCTTCCGGAAGGAAAGCAGAGGCTATACCGAGGGCTGAATCTTGAGCAAAACCAAGGGGAGCTCTACAAAGAATATTCGCCAGATATGAGAGATGAAGCCTATATTAGAGGGCTGGAAAAGACTTACCGAAATATTGAGTTCATTGTAGGCCTTGCTTATGGGGATTTGTCAGACGCCTCAGAGGTAGATAAGACAGCGACCGAAATTAGAGCCTCTAAGCAGCGGAAGTATAACCGAGTGAATGCAATCCAAGAGAACCTCCGAGATTGTCTTTCTGACTTTGTGGACGCCCTTGCTTTCTACAGCGAGCTATATACGACAAAGTATGAATTCTCCTGTGCATTCAATGACAGCATCCTTACCGACGAAGAGAGCGAACGCGAACAGGATCGCAAGGATGTCGCAATGGGTGTTATGGGGCTTGCTGAGTATAGGGCGAAATGGTACCAAGAGGATGAGGAAACTGCTGCTGCCAATCTGCCTGAGCAGCCGTCTACTGTATTGCCGTGAGAGAAAGCTACAGCTCCTCTCTTGCGGTAGGATTAGAGGCTAAATACCGAAAGCTTGAGCAGGATATCATGGCGGATGTAGTCCGCAGGATAAAAAAAGCCGGTAAGATAACCAGTATGGCAGACTGGCAGTTAAACCGTATGCTTATGCTCGGAAAAAGCACTAGCGACATAGAGAAGATAATCGCCTCCGCCATAGGATACAACACTAAGGAGGTAGAGAGGCTGTATGAGGAGGTGATAGCCAATGAGTACACAATCTACAAGCCACAGTATGAAAGAATCACGGGAAACTTTATACCCTACGCGAAAAACTACCAGCTTCAACAGGCGGTAAAAGCTATAACGGCGCAGACTGAGCAGGAGCTTTCCGGAATAACTAGATCCTTAGGATTCATGATTGGGAAAGGAAAACCTGTATATACTCCTCTTTCTGAGATATACAATGATTACCTTGACCAGGCAATGATTGGACTTACATCTGGAATGTATGATTACAATACTCTGATTCGTAGGGTCTGTAAGGAGCTTACAGACAGCGGGCTTAGAACTGTAGACTACGCCTCCGGCTGGCACAACAGAGTAGATGTTGCAGCGCGCAGAGCAGTATTAACAGGAGCCTCCCAGTTATCCGGTAAAATTATGGATATGAATGCCGAAAGCCTAGGGGTTGAGAAATTCGAAGTATCCTGGCATGCCGGAGCGAGACCAGACCACGCTGCATGGCAAGGGAAGGTTTACACCAAGAAACAGCTTGAGAGTATCTGCGGTCTTGGAAGCGGAGGAGGATTGCTCGGTTGGAATTGCCGGCACGAGTATTACCTATTCTTTGAGGGCTCCGAGCGAACATATACGGATAAGTGGCTTGAGGAGCAAAACGCACGCGAGGCACGAAAGAAAGTCTTCCGTGGTAAAGAATACAACGCCTATGAAGCCACGCAGAAACAGCGCCGTATGGAAACAAATATGCGCGCACAGAGGGAAGAGGTTCAACTTTTAGAAGAGGGAGGAGCAGATTCCGAGGATATTACAATCGAGCGGTGCAAATATCAGGCACAGCTTGATGAGTACAAGGCATTTTGCAAAACCTTCGATTTACCGGAACAGAAAGAGCGAATATATTACGATCTGAGGGGGCATGTGGCACCCAGCCAGAAAGAATATCAGAAATGGCTTTGGGAGAAAGAAAAGAAGCACCGCCAATGGCTAAAGGATATAGGGGCAACTGAAACCACCTTAAATACAGTAGATAAGTATAGCGAAGCGAGGTATAATAGAACACAAGAATATATCTTGCTTAAAGGGTATAATCGTGCTGTAGAAAAAGGCGATATTCACGTTCTGACAGGCTTTACAGTATATAAGAACATGGCTCAAGAGGTTGAAGATAAAGTTATAGGATTAAAGACTTTTGACGGCATATCTATTGAGGGTTACACAACCCACTTTATCGACCGCGTAATAGGTCAAACTTCAACCCGGCATAAAGGAATGAGACAGGGAGTCCCTATAGAAGATGTGATGAAGACGCTTAAGGATGGTAGAGCAGACCCAGAATTCAGGTTACCGGATGGAGACATTAGAAGACAGTATTTTGGAGATAATTGTTCTGTGGTAATCAGTGTAACGGACAAAAAAATTATTCAGACAAATCCAACAGGAGGATAAAATGATTATAAGCAAAGATAGCCGAGAGTATTTGGCTGATAAAATTCCAAAGAATACACTGAATAACGGTAATACTCGAGAGGTGCTAATGGAAATAGATAGATGGCTCGCCCAAAATGGTTTTGCCCCACCCGATTACTACGACTATTCAGATGAAGGACGTAAAATGCAAAAAGTACGTGATAGGATTTATGAAGATAACGTACTGAATAAGTAAATATTATGTTAAATCGGCACCTTCCCATTTGGGAGGGTGTCTTTTTATTGGTCTGGAATCCGAGACCTTAAAGGCGGATTATTCACGGGGCGCCGGTTAAAGCCCTAAAACAACCTATGTGTGAAAGGAGACACTATGAAAACCGAATTTTTGAAAGAGCTTGGGCTCGAACAGGAACAGATTGACAAGATTATGGCTGAGAACGGAAAGGACATCGCTGCGGAGAAAGCCAAAACGACAAAGGCGGAAGGAGAGAGGGACAATTACAAATCCCAGCTGGACGCCACAAAAGAGAGCCTTGGGAAGTTTGACGGCGTGGATGTTGAAGCGCTTAAGAAGCAAATCACCGATTTGCAGAGCGACCTAAAGAAAAAGGATGATGAGTACACCGCAAAAGAAGCAGAGCGTGCATTCAATGATACTCTGTCCGGAGCGATTACTGCCGCGGGCGGTAAAAATGCGAAGGCCATCATGGCAATGCTTGATATTGATTCCCTCAAGGCATCCAAAGACCAGAGTGCTGACATTAAGACAGCCCTTGAAGCTATTAGGAAGTCTGATTCCTATATGTTCGGCTCAGACGAGCCACACAAAAACGCGGTTGGGAGAACCGGAGGTAGCGAAAGCGGTAATTCCGCTGATTTCTCCACGATGAGAGCGCTCATGGGACTCCCCGCAGAGAAAAATTAACCTAATCAACGGAGGAAAAAACAATGGCAAATGTAATTCAGTTAAGAAAGTTCTATTCCGAGGCGCTGGACGAGGTTTATAAGCTTGCGTCTTTAACAAGTGTCCTCGACGGAGACAACACTCTGGTAAAAGAAGGAGCGAATGCAAACGAGTTGCTCATTCCTAAGATGTCCATGGATGGACTTGCGAACTACGGAAGAAACAGTGGGTATTTAAACGGCTCCGTGACTTTTGAGTATGAGACTAAGAAAATCGGATATGACCGCGGAAGAATGTTCACCGTAGATGCTCTGGATGAGATGGAGGCTACACCGGTATTCTCCGCTCTATCTGCAGAGTTCGTTCGTACTAAGGTTGTACCGGAGCTCGACGCATACCGCTTAGGTGCTTATGCTTCAAAGGCGGGAATCGGTTCTGCTACCGGAGCATTAGCGAATGGCAAGGCGGCGATTGATGCGGTTATGGCGGCAAAGAGTGCTATTAAGGACGCAGAAGCAAGCTTGGATACAGTTTACCTGTTCATTAAGTCCCCTCTTAAGGATTTAATTGACGGGCTCGATACTACTGCAAGCCGTGCGGCACTTGATGGATGGGCTGGTATTATCGAGGTACCTTCTTCTCGCTTCTTCAAGACCATTACCCTTAACAACGGTACTACAAGTGGACAGGAAGCCGGAGGATTCAAGGGAGCAGGAGCAATCAACTTCCTTGCGGTAGATAAGAGAGCGGTTATCCAGTTCCAGAAGCACACCGTAAACAAGATTATCACTCCTGATCAGAACCAGGATGCCGATGCTTGGAAGTTCGGCTATCGTACTGCAGGAATTGCAGAAGTAAGGGACAACAAGCTTCCCGGTATCTACGCACACACAGCACAGTAAGGAGAGCCTATGCAATACGCCGAGCATGCGTTCTACCGGAGCGAGTATCTCGGTGACCGTATAACGGACGAAAGTACCTTTAATCGGCTCGCCACAAGAGCCAGCGCTAAGCTGGATCACTACACTATGGGGAGAATCAGTCAGACGGATTGTGGGATTGCAGTCCGGCTGGCTGTTTGCTCTATGGCTGAGATTCTGTTCTGGGAAGAAAAGAGGAAAAATGCCCATGAAGGGCGGGAGATATCAAGCGAATCCAATGACGGGTACTCTGTATCCTTCGGAGGCTCCAGTGAGACGGATATGGCGGCGTTTTCAGAGAAAAGCCTGTATCAGGCAGCATATGCGTATCTGTCCCAAACAGGCTTGATGGATTTCGGGGTGTAACAATATGGCAGACATCACATTATTCAATGCACGATATGACGCGAATACCAGAACTGAGGTATTTATTCCGACAAGGATTAAAGGGGCCTCTTACTATGAGATTGAGGGCGTCAGTGCAAATGACGGAGTTTGGACGAATCAAAGCATATATAAGTTACGAGTGCCTTTAATCAGTTCAGAGATTGGGAAGGAGTATCTCCCGGAGAGAAAGTATCGCAAAGCAGAAAATGCGGACGGATACTGGACTATCCGGAAAGGAGACTTTATCCTTCTTGCTCTCTTAGATAACGAAAAGGAAAACTATACAGGCAAAGAAATTGCTAAGATTTCGGAAGAACTGGGGCTTAAGCTGATTACTGTGACAGAATACGCTGATAATACGGTCCGTGGGAGCGATATCGTAAAACATTGGAGGATAGGAGGCGCATAATGGGCTCAAAGAGAAATTTCTCTGACGTCAATACTCCGGCTTCATTTGTTCAAGAATGTAAAAATCTTAAATTTTGGCTCAAGTGGAATGAGCATTTCGGAAAGCAGAAACGCACCGATTTCATTAAGGCGCAGGAAATAGTTGATAGCGAGTGTCTTAGGTATATGGACAAGCTGACTCCCATGCGTACAGGAATGATGATTAAGAGTGCTACACTTGGTACCGTAATAGGATCAGGGGAAATAAAATACCTTGCGCCGTACGCGAGACGACAGTATTACAACAATTCCGGAGGCTCCCCGGCACATCCGCAGGCACGCGGGATGTGGTTTGAGCGC